GGCTCCTGTAGGTCCTGTATCTCCTGTGGCTCCTGTAGGTCCTGTGTCTCCTGTAGGTCCTGTAGGTCCTGTGTCTCCTGTAGGTCCTGTGTCTCCTGTAGGTCCTGTGGCTCCTGTAGGTCCTGTGTCTCCTGTAGGTCCTGTGTCTCCTGTGGCTCCTGTGGCTCCTGTGTCTCCTATGGCTCCTGTAGGTCCTGTATCTCCTGTGGCTCCTGTGGCTCCTGTGGCTCCTGTAGGTCCTGTAGGCCCTGTAGGTCCTGTGTCTCCTGTGTCTCCTGTGGGTCCTGTAGGTCCTGTAGGTCCTGTAGGTCCTTGTTCACCTCCTGTAGGTCCTGTAGGCCCTGTGGCTCCTGTGGCTCCTGTAGGTCCTTGTTCACCCCCTGTAGGTCCTGTAGCTCCTGTGGCTCCCGTGGCTCCTGTGGCTCCTGTGGGTCCCGGTTCTCCATCACGTGTATCAGATATTCTAAAAGTCATATTTTATTATTATATAATAATAAAAATTTTCTACAAATCTGCAGTATATTGTAAAACTTTATAATTTAAACAGCTTTATTTGTTGCCTTTGGTATGCCAAATATAAAGTATTCTTATTGATATTTTAAGAAGTTTACATACTTCTTTTGTCCTATTGTATTTTATCGGACTTTTTACATTTTTACTTCTATATATAAAATGAACCATCTAACACAAGATGAAAAAGTTACTTTGGTTCTTCTTATTGCATCAGCAATTATAATGCTGGCTGTATCTGTATATATTGGTATGAACAATCCTAAACATAACATAATCAAGACATAGTTAACAGTCGTGTACATGTGGAGAAATTGAAACTAACTTCCAATAAAATTACAAGAAACATTGTGACAATATGTAGATTGTCTACATGATAAAACAATAAGATTTCTAACAACTACCTATATTAATAGCATCCTACCAAGTTTCTAAAGCCAAGAAATGGCAAAAGGACGAAGAATCCGAGATAAACCGTAACTTATTACAACTAAAACATATCTTATTCCAATTAAGATTGAAAGCGAATTATTTACTTACAAAGTATACTGTACAGATATCTGTACAGAAGAGTGTATATATCATAAACATTCAACATTTTGTTGTTTATTACAGGTTATCTCACTATCTGCTCTAATCTAAACATTCAAGAGCAAGAGTAAAATGAGCGATATTGACTTTTATGTTCACGGTTCACCACATCCTTTGAAACGTCATCGTTTGACACGTAGAGGAAGAGTATATGATCCATCTGCCGATGATAAGAGAGTTTGGATGGAAACCGCTCTCGCCTTTTGTCCTGTAGAGCCCCTAACCGGTGCAATTGAGATTGAATTAGAATTTATAATGCCTCGTCCAAAATCCCACTTTGGGACCGGTAGAAATGATGGAAGACTAAAACCGTCCGTTCCCACGCATCATTTACATACTCCTGATCTAGATAACTTGGTAAAGTTTGTTCTGGATGCTATGAATGGTAAGTTTTATGTAGACGATGCTCAAATAATATCAATTGCGTGCAAGAAGACATTCTCAGCAGAAAAAGGAGAATGCGGTACTGTAGTATATATGCGACAAGTGGAATGAAAAGTATCTAAATTGGTTATTCACAGTTAGAGCGTGTAAAGATAATGTATTATTTCTTTTCTCAACAAGAAAAGAAATAGTTTTTCCAGTTGAATACTCCACGTCTCTCGTAATTTTATATAATCTTTTACATTATTTTGATTATCGGTCTGGATAAGTCTTTCAGTTCTTTTAGACACTTATGTCTAACTTTCCAACGATATTTATATTGGTCAAGTACGAATTCATGATTTTCAGGAAATGCAACAGAAAGTACTTGATCTAGAGGATTGGTCAAAGCCTTCAGGTAGTAGTAATAATCCATTTTCACCACATTGGCATGCTTGACGTAATATTCTACACTCTCCACTTTCTCGTACTGTTTAGCCGTGTGACGCTCTGGATCTGTCACTACGTATTCCAAACGCGATCCAGCATCAACACGTTGTCCACGATTCTTCATACGTTCAGCCAGTTGTACTTGAGCTGGAAGACAAAGTAAATAGAACTCCTGAGCATTTGTTGCACCCTTTTTGTTCAACTGCTCCTCTCGCTCTGTCTTATTGCTAGACAGAATCTGTGTTGTGTAATCTCCCACCTTTGCTTTCTTAACACCCTTCTCGTTAACAAAAGGCTCTGCTTGTAGACTTCCACAACTACCAACCGACTTGGTCACCACAAAATCTGTGTATGGCTTGCAACTGGAAAACATCAGATTAATCTGATCCAAGACCCAATACAATAACTTGTCACGTGGTAGGTCGTCGGCAATGCGATTGATTACTCCCTCATACACATCGCGCACAAATTTGCTGTTGTCACGACGTGCCAATAGCACCCCCTTCTTACCAATGCTATTACTATACACCATCTTGCCTTCCTTCTGTACAACCTTACGATACATGTATCGCTTCTTAGTCAGAATAAAGAAGAAAGTATAGATCTCCCCTTCGAACTCGAGTTTCATCGGCGGAGGGAAAAGCTTGGTCACTTCGTCTGCTACATACTCCGAATATTCCCATAACTCCTCATCAGACTTACCTTCCATATGTGGAAAGTTAATATAGTTACTGTTATGAACCACAAGCTGTCCTACACCAGCTGCAAAATGATGATTTTCCGTTTGAATATCATAAATATAATCATGATCTTCCTGTACTGGAATTATTTTCTTTACAGCATTTGGCTTATATCTAAACTTTTGGAATGGTGACGATCCCGTCAGTTTATACACATCGGGTTTGTCTTTTCGTGTATTAATACTAACCTTATACCCAAGACTTCTTAACAAGAAAAATATACCTGCTGATCCAATAGCTCCTTTATTTGTTATAGATAAAGCTGGATCTTTCTTACTACCATCACCCGTATAATATCCCATAAAGAAAGCCTGTCGAAACTCAAATGGAAGATTTAGAATAAGATCAGGTACTTTCTTGTGATCTGTGTCATTATAGAAGAGATTTCTATACTTCTTCACAAAACATTTGAGATCTCCTTTGTGTTTTTGATTTCCGGAGTGTTGAACTGCTACCAACTTGTACGCACGAGATGATTTTACCGTATCAAGTATCTTAAAGTTAATTCTGTGTTCGTGTCGTTTCAAAATATCCATACACCGTTCGAGAAGATTTTTATCTCTTTTGTTGAGAGCCCAAGTATTAATATCATACTTTTCTTTCCGTATATACGTTCCACAAGATCCATCTGCAAAGAACATACCCCAAACAAATGCTAGCTCAGTTGAAAAACCGTCATACAAGTAAACTTGTGGAATCTCGTAATTTTCGATAACTTCCTTTGTAAGATTATTCGGATATATTGGTTCAGACGGTGTGTCATCTGGTAACGGGAGTTCTGTGATACACAAAGAATCTTTGAGTTTAATATCAAGTGGTGACGCGCTGGTTAGGTCTTCCCTTAACAGAGAATGCTCGTTGGAACAAGTTACCTCTCCGGTATGAACAACCACCCTTGACAACGGTTTTATCACACCACATCTTACCACATTCACAATATTAGTAAATCCTTGGTCACTCCATATCTGATATCCAGGCAAAGGATCTGAAATCTCTTTGTTAGGGTTAATTCTGGTCCAATTACCAGCGGATATTGTTTCCATAGTTTTGTAACTCAGCTTCGTTCGTGATGGATCTCGGGGATCTGTCCATTTCAATAACACCGGTGTCTCTCCAGTCAAACAATCGCTATCTCCGTACACCAATTGTCCCTGAAATTTGTTTACAATTGTTTTAGCCGTTAACTTAATGTTCACACGACCCATATAAGTCGTGCACATCGCTCCCGGCATAAAAGGGAGGTATCCACGACGAACACCCATCGCTCCGTACATAGAATTTGCCGAAACTTTATACGCGAGCTGTCGCTTGTCCAACACACTGATCAAGCTTTTCAAGTCTTCAATCTCTTTCTTGTGATCTGTGTCATTATCTTCCATATCGTGTTCCAACTCGCTAATCTTCTTCTTTACATTCACCATATCTACTTTGCGAGTATGATTACGAGCGTCCAAAAGATTCTGAATAACTGTCGGTAACACACCACGTGGTTTTTTGAGAAAGCGGTAGTAACGTTTAGAGCACATTGGAAATTTGGGCTTGCTCTTGTTCAGATCAGAGCGTTCCTTTATGTACGGCTTTAGCGCTTCTACCTCTGCCTGGATATCAGCCATTATCTCCTTCTTGCGTAGCTTATCTATAGTTTTGTTACGCTTTTCACGCATCTTTTTAATCTTTTCTCGTTCTTTATCGATATACTTGGTTAACTCCATCTTACGAATAATCTTTGGGTCATGAAGGCAACCAGAATGATCTTCCCACTCCAGCACATGACATTCAGAGTCTGTAATGTCCGAATCGTCCGGAACCCAAGTGTGGTAATCAATGTTGTACGCAATAATTGTCGTGGGATACAGAGATGCGAAATCAAACGGTACCACACGTTTATAACGACCAGGAATAGGTGGAAATACATGTGCACCCACATACCGCTCGCCATCCGAGACTTGGTAGCCATCTTTCTCCACAACAATATTCTCATACATACAATACTTGTAAAGCTGTGAGTATACTTTGATCTGCTGACCTTGAGTATACAAAGTGAAAATGGGTACGTTACAAGTTTTGGCCATTTCTGTCAAACCTACCCAAGTCTGCAACTTGTCAACAAGCAATAGTACTAGAGCACTATCCTGAACACAATATTTGCCAACGACGCTCATCGCTCGCCGCGCTACAGCACCATAATCACCCTTTCGGTTTTTTTTCATACCAATACGATAGCACTTGAAGATACCTTTGGCACTGAGGGGATCCTTGGTCTGTCCAATAAAGTGCTCTGAGACAGTCTTTAACTTATAATTGTTGAACTTGAAGTCACGCTTCACCAGTGGCAACAGATCGACATACACTCGACCCTCCGCATCGAGAAACTGAAACTCTTGATTCTTATATGCACTTGAGGACCACTTGATCGTTTTCTCACGCGCATGCGCATACTTGTGAAAACCTTGCTGATCAAAGTTGAAGATACACATATTGTGCTTGGCCCGGTCAATCATGTACGGAATATCGAAACCCAAGATGTTATAACCAACGATGAGATTCGGATTCTCTTCACGTATAAACTCGGTAAAACCCTCCAATAGGGCCGCTTCGGTCTCATACATGTAGATCAGCACGTCATCTCCAACCAGATCCTGGTCCGGTTGTCCCAGCGTAAGAAGATACTTCTCGTAATCATCTGGCGTATCTCCGTACCTACCCATAACACAAGATATCTGAAATATCTTATCACCTGGTACTTCTGCTCTTGGCATGCGTGATGGATTGGTAGAATTAACCTCAATATCAAAGCTCAGAATCTTTGGTTTCACTACTTTGTCGCTGTCATACGGACTAAGATGTTTCCATTTAACTTTGAACTCATGATCACATAGAGTCAGTTTGTCTTCGTCGTGTTGTCGCTTTCCGTAAAATTCGATCCAACCAGCTGTTGGAATCTGTCGACAACATGTGAGCTGAAGAATCTCGTCGGCGTCAGATTCATGTATTTTTAGCTTAATTGCTCCTATACCAACAACGTGTAAAGTCCGACGCAATTTATATTCCAATGATTTGATGTCGCGTCGGTTTGAGAAAGAACAAAACAAATATGGAAAGAGTTTGCGATTCTTATCCACAGTCAAATGTGCACCGTACAACCGTTTCTTCATCATTAATACTTTCTTGAGCGGTTTCTGATTCCGTAACAGCTCATCTAGCTTATTACCAACAAGCTGTGCTTTACCAGTATCCCATTTGATACGGTCTGGAAGCTCGATATATACAAAAGGAGTAAAATTATCCACTCTAATACATACATTCCCGTTATTCTCATCTAGACCGTAGACTCGAATTGAGGTAATCTCCTCTTCATCTTCGTCTACGTGCCAACTGTAAGGAAAAAATCGGTACTTCTCCATGGTTGCCTTTGTATTCGTGATTTGCTTCTTTTAACCAATTTTAAAAATTAGGTAACTGTGATAAAATGAAGTCATTTGAGTTCGAAGGATATGTATGCCACCTAGGACAGACATCCAAAGAGAACTGGGATATATTAGACGAGGCGAAAGATCATCACTTATTCTTTCATCTAGCGTCATTTCCATCCGGTTACGTTATTCTTGAATATCAGGAAAAATATACTCCCGAGATGTTAGTAATAGCGGCTGAGATCTGTAAGAATGGTACAAAGTACCGTAAACTTAGAGATCTGAAGGTAGACTATTGTAGTTGTGACAATCTGAAGAAAGGAGAAAAAACTGGTGAAGTGATATTCAAAAGTAAGCGGAATGTTAAGCAGATTAAGTTGTAAACACAAAATATTGGTTAAGAAAAAATTCAATATTAAGAATTATCTCCACCACGCCTTACCGTGCTGCAACATGGCAATCACTATACCAATAGAGGAGAGTAGTTTTTTAACGCTAAATTAGATCTTAGTCGTGCTGCAACAAATACAATCACTATAATAGCCGAGACAATCCGCAACACTAATGCTAACTGTTTAGCCGCTATGAACACAATCACTCCGCTAGACAATCCTATTACTATCAGAAATAACAGAGAACGTGTTACCGTGTGAGTACGATGATACAAACCCTCCTTGCTGAAATGATTGATAATTTTGAAGTGTTCTGCTACCAGATCGGAATGTCGAGCTGATAATGCGTCCGGTTGTCCTTCTCCGTACTTGAACAAGAAATCCTGTATATTGCAACCGATGGAGACTCTAGGAATGTTCTTACTGGCTAAATAAGCAGATACACGGTGATCATCGTTGAACAATAAGTTCTTTTTCAATTGTGTGTCGTCTCCGAAAGTGACTAACTCTTGAACAGTTGTAAAGAAAGAACGTTTATATGCCACCACGTGTACTCCTTGAATCCAATCCACCGGACAATCTAACTTATTGTCGATAACAAACTGAAAATAGAAAGGAAAGTTTCCAAGACACACACCGGAAAATCCCAAACAGGTATTTGGGTATTGTTGGATTTTCCGGTGCATTGTTTTGACAAGATTGCGTTGGGGAATGATATCATCATCAAACGTTAGAATATACGTTTGTGGATCTGTTTCTAGCTCCAAGGTCGGTGCAAGTTTCGTGATGGGTCCGTAATCATGTGTGCAACGATTTAACACCACCTTTGTTCTATATCCATCGAATTGTTGCATGAAATTATCTGGGAGATTATAGGTCTTACCTTTCAGAGTCTGCAACGGTATATTGATGTATAGTGCGTCCAACGGGTAAGTCTGACGAAGAATATGCCTGATTGGTTCAACCACGGTTGTTAATCGATCAGGTAAAGTAGTCATAGAACCAACAATTCTCATTTTTATATCTTTATTATTTGGTTTTAAGTTATCTCTTTGAATTTGGTAACTCTCATACGGGTGGGTCCGGTACGTGGGTCTGGCTCTCCCCCGTCGTAAACAAAAGTAGAACAATCGTGGTTACCGGGAAACTTGGTTTGATTGACAGATAAACTATCAATACCGGAAGACACGTTTAGCTTATTTCGTAAATGATTTAGGTTATCGTCAATAAAATAAGCCGTAAACTTATCTGAATGGTGTCCAAAGAAAGAATGAGAACCCAGTAGTATCAACCATACAATAATAGTGCATTGTAATATATTTTGAGTACTAGATTTGGGTTCATAGATAATACTGGCAAAGAACGAAATTAACACTGCATAAAATCCGTAACGAGCCGCAATGTTCAATCTGGCTGGATAATGGTTCGACCATTGGATACGGTCCAGTAATACCCGTATAGATTCGTCTTTCTTACCGTATCCTTTCATGACGCTAGGTGTAGAACCACCAAGGTGGTTTTTCATTGATATAAACAAACTAATTGCTAGTATCACGATAATAATGAAGGTATATATACTTTCCATTTTCTTCGTAACCCGTCCACCATTTAAAATGGAAAATATGATTTAGTAAATATGTATATTCCCGCAATAGTTTTAGTTGGTATACTGGTGTTCTTCGCAATATATGCTTTGTATAAAGAATATATAGAACATGATGATGCCTTTACGTATAATAAAGCTAGCGATAAAGACAGTATCTCCTCATCGTTGGATAAGCTCGAAAAGTGTCTTAGATACGATAAAAAGACTATTAAATGGCGTAGAATTCTACTCACTACTTTGTTATCCGTGTCATTAATTTTTGGTATATTGTATCAAAGATTTCCAAGTACAAAAGAGTTGTTAATATTCGTGTGTTTCATTTTTGTCTCGTTTTACACCAATTGGCAACATTATTCAAGCCGTACGGCTTCCGGAGCTATAAAATATGGAACAGATAACATACGCAATGTTAAGAAACAATTATCAAAGAATCACAACTTTATTTTACCTTGGAACTAGTAAATTTTGTTTTCTGGAAGTGTCTTTTACTGTGCGAAAGAAACTTTCGCACTTCTCTCATGCTAGTAACTGGGTCGGTAACTTTCTGAGTCGGTCCTAATAACACTTCAAATTTCTGTTCTGGTATCACACCGTTCTCGATAACCATTATATCAACCGCTAGCGGTGTTATGGTAATACCTAACTCTTTGGCAATGTAAAACATACCTTTGCGCATATTTCCGACGTGAAAGTCGTGTAGGCGCTGGGTTTTATCTTCCACGTACACAAACATTGACATGGTTTGAATACGTTTGCGAATCTTTTCACGTAAGTACTCATAATTGTTACTTTTGCTATCATTGAACACTAAATACTCCTCCGGATCATATACAAGTTCTAATACCTTCTCGGCACGCCGAGAAGTCAAAAAACATAATCTGGTCGGTATCAAACGGGGGATAGCGTATTCTAACACAGTTGTAGGATAAGTAGATAGAAAAATAGTTGGGTGCAACGGAATTGTTTTGAAGTTATGACGTAAGGTGAAACAATTACTGAAGATATTACTTACCATCGGAAGATATGAATACTTATTTCCAGCTAAAATTCTAGGAACATGAGTACAAGCATAATATAAGATACGTAGCAACCTGTGTAGAATGACAGCGTAGATTAGAAGCAGTATCATTTTATATTGGAACTGTATTGGAAGAAAAATTGTGATAACAATAATCACAAACCACGTGATTAAGTAACGACATAGATGCATTTATTTTACTTTACTTTATGTCTTAAGACATTATACAACACGCTGGGTAATACTAAAACTAAAATGATGAACAAGATAATACCGTACTCTTGATAAATAAATATCAACCATTTGCTATCACTGGACTCCCACGAACCTTTGCCGATATGCATAGCATAAATATGTGGTTTGTTGTTCAGAGAAATTATGTCAGTATTCAATCCATAAGGATGGAAGAGCTTGTGTGGATAATTATCCAACCGGTATTTGAATCTATATCTATTGTAGACACGATTTAGAATACCAGGACCGGTAGTAAACATAATTGTAATATGTCTACCATAATACATCGGGACGGTCTGATTTTTCTCTAGTTCTATGAATAACTTACTCCAAAAGATATGTCGAGGACGTGAATACATCAACGAATTAGATACATGAGCTTCAGAACTCATCTTATTAGGTGTTTCCACCAAATAGATATCGTTTGGATACTTTAAGAGCACTTCATCCCATGGACAGTTACAATAGTAGTCCATATCTGCATATAATCCACCATAACGATGTAAAATAAAGTATCTCACTGTATCACAACGTTGTATTTGATGTGGATACTTATCGTACATCTCTTGGTGTTGAGCGTAATGGTTCTTGACCAAAGCCTTGCATTTGTCCAAGTTCCAACATACATAGGTCCAGGTCGGGTTATTCACCAACCAGCTATCTCGGTATTTTCTTAAACCCTCGAACGCTTTTCGAGCTTCTCTTTTATCAGGAATAGTACCGAACCAGATCTGATGTATGATCCTTCCATTTTGATTGAGTAAATAGTGATCAAGATCTTCAAAATTAAGGTCTTCCATTTATCGTCAGAAAGACTGTGTTTAAGTTTTATATGTACTATAGCATATAAAATATAAAATAACATACAAAATCTAATTATATATTACACTTCTTACAAGTCCAACGTTCCACAATGGTTGGAGCACTATGTTCTTGCGTCGTCTGTGTTCCTGTTCCTCCAGGACCATCACATTCCATATAAAGTAGAGGAGAAAGATAACATTCGTCTTTCTCACGATACTTCATCTTCAGAGACAGATGATTCCCCCGTGTGTAGTATTCTCCCATCATAATATCCTGAGGTATCTTAATAGGGAAGAAGCGCTTCATCAAGAATTCCGCGTAGCCACGAGACATAATGTACGCAGCTGCTCCGGCATTGTAATCTTCAGTCTCTTTCACGATAGTAATATCTCGATCAACTTGCATAATGGTCTTGTGATTGGTATCAGTGTTGGCCCAATTACCATTCCAAAGATGGAGAACGGAAAAGTCTTCCAAACCCTTCTGCCGGAGCTTATCCATAATTAAGTTGACCTTTTTGATAAAGTCCGGCTTCAATTCTACGTCATCCTCAAGAATCAGAGCGTACTCCTCACAAGAGTTTATCAACTTCTTCCAACAATTGTAGTGTGACATGTTGATAGAGACTTCGATAGTAGTCATATCCGCTTTGGGGCTTACTAACTTATCATTGATCATTTTACAAATCAGATGCTGATCAAAACGTTTACCAAGCACACAAGGAACACGGCATGCTTTTACACCGGCTTTGTCTGCGTATTTCTTGAACTTATCGTAACGTTTCTTGTGCATAGAACAATTCACTGTATATACACCCATCTTAACGTCAAAATTGTTGTAGCAACCACCAGCACGAGAACAGTTCTTTGTACTCTTCTTCATCCAATAATCACCTTTCTTGGGTGTACTTTTCTTAGGAGAACCACGAAGACATGCCTTCACACACGGACGACTCTTGATTTGATCATACGGTTCGGCTGGCTTACGCATAGAATCTGTTAGCTCGACCTTCACGCGTTCTACTTCTTCCTCAATCTCGTGATCGTACTCACGGTAAGCAATACGGTTCCAATCCTTTCCGTAATACTTGTTGAAGTAATTCTTGTAATTGTTGGGACCAAGAATATCAAAGTCACCAAACTGGTATTCGCCAAGAGGGAACAAATCCTTTTCAGACCATACCTCCTTAGGCCATGCGTCGCGCGCAGCTTTCAAAGAAAGTCGATAGTTTCCATCCGGAAACTTCTTGTAGGGTAAGACATCTACGAATGGAAAGGAATAACACTGTTCTTTACCATCCACCTTGACCTTCTTTCTACGCGTGGGAAAAATTTTGTATCCGAACCAAACTTTGCAGATAGAATATCCACACTTCTTGAAATCCTTTTCTAAGGCCAAGAACTTACGAATATCTTTACTTAGAATTAATATATCCAAATCATCATCCCATGGGATGATTCCCTGATGTCTAACGGCACCCAAAAGTGTTCCACCATCCGCGGAATATTTGATACCATTATTGACAAAAATTTGATGTACGTCATACATTATCTGATAAAGCTGTTTTACCACAGAAGATTTTGTTTCTTTCAATTTGGATTCATGCATTTATTATCTAACTGAGAATAATATTTCCATTTATAATAGATATAAAAGTCGGTGTTTTAAATTTCCAAAGGTGTAACCCTGACCAACAGAAGAAATAATTAGTAATATCTAGCTAAGCTGTTAAATATCGTACGGTGTGTATATTTCCCCGCCCTGTTATCTAGCGAAGCTGTTAAATATCGTACGGTGTGTATATTTCTCCGCCCTGTTATCTAGCGAAGCTGTTAAATATCGTACGGTGTCTATATTTCTCCGCCCTGTTATCTAGCGAAGCTGTTAAATATCGTAAAATTGTGTATATTTCCCCGCCGTACTCTGTCTAGCGAAGCAGTTTACTCCGTTCTTGTGGAAAGGAACTACGAAACTAGCATTTGCTTCGTACCAGGGAATAAATTGAACCAAGAAAAGAGGGAAACCTTCGTAACTAATTCCATTTACTGTGCGTGCATACAAAGTGGATGTTTTCCCTGGTTTGTATGTATAGTCGTATTTCTCCAAAATAAACGAGACCACATTCTTATCAATCTTTTCCTTCTTGTTTACCCAGTATTCAGATAAGGAGATGACATAAAATCCCTCTAGGCTCACTACTAGATGTAGAATGGTATCGTGTTTAATAGATGATCCGAGAAACCCTACATAATCCTGAGCGGAAGGCCAACCCAGTTTTACGTTGTGACGACTGTACGCCTCTTGAGGATGGGAATGAAAGTTGTAAAGACCACCAATTATTTCAACACCTTCTTCATCACCAGATACAACACTACTTCTGTCTACATCCAAGCGATAAGTCAGATCAGAGTCTAGTTTTCCTGCTAATAATTTACCAGCTAACTCCTTTTGTGTAATAACACCATCATTGTTAATAGTAGAACCAATTTTAGAGACCTGTTGTAGATACTTAATAGCCTGCTCACTCAAACGTGCTTTTAACGTGCAAATTCCCTTTTGATCGGCCATGAATTGTGTTAACACATACTTAACTTCGTTTGTAACATCGTTTGTAACATTCTTATCGACAATATCGTTCTGTCGAAACATACACAAGCCATATCCGTTAAAAGCAAAACCAAGAGGACTTGCTTTGCATATGTACGGATCATGGAAACCGGCTGCTATGTAATCCTCTATCAAAACATCTAGATTCTGATCCTCTAGCACAATACCGACCCACAAGGTGACATCGTTCGGAATACTGGATAAAGCATTTTGCATTATTTGAGCTAAAATAGCTCCCTCAATACCCATGATTTCACATACTCGTTTTTTCTTGTCGTAAATCAAATACGCGTGCCCTGTAATGCTGTTAACGAACTCTGGAGAATTGATGTAATCTACTCTTCCTTTTCCTTTGGGTATGTATTCCAACGCTTTGTATTGTCGTTGACTAATTGCTAACACTAAACCAAGACTGGACATGGTCTCTGGAATAGGTTGAATACGACTTTCTAACAACGCTAACTTGTTTGGTTTTACAATGTTATCAAAATCAATCAATAGACTAGCCATTTTATCTTTAACAACAAATATCTAAAATTTTGCAAAATGGTATAGATTATAGACGTGAAACAGGATCCGGTAAAATATAAATATCGGGATTACGGCTGCAGCAGGCTGAGATATACAAATAAAATAGTCAACAACAACGAATAAATGTTATTTTACATTGTAAAATAACATTAGAAAGACACGGCGAATTTAAAATCCAATAGGGTCAACATACTCTAAATTATACCTGTCATTGTGGAAATCCCAATATTCAGGGCACCCGACCTTCCAACCACTAGGGACCAAAGGTGCTTTCCAGTAAAAGACACAGTCTTGCCAACGATTGCTCTTCGTTGCATTGTGGATGTAAATAGCGTGAAAATCTTCAGTAAGCTGGTCCATAAGGTCACAGAACAACTCATATGTAGGAATTATTGAAGCGTAGTTGCGGTACAATTTCTCTCGATTACTCTCAATAGGCTCACGAAGAAGGAAGATACCGTCAATATTGGTACGAATTTGTGGCTTAATGTCCATGGCGTACTGCAAAGATAGAAGATAAAGCATCTTCCAATGACGACCCTTCTTGTAAAGAGCGTTCTGAAGTGGTTTATTAAAGACCTTGGGATCGTCAGTACAATCATCGAGAATCATAAACGCCCACGGATTAGGCAGATGGTGACGAGCCAGCTTTTGTCTTTTGACGAAGTCTTTGATCTTTTCTTCATCATAGTCGTTGTACACGAATGTACTGGGCATGATTTCGGCGAAAGCATGATTGGTATCTTCTGAACCACTCATAGCAATACCGACAGGAAAAATGTGTTTCATAGAGTAAAGAAGACCCTTAATAAGTGTTGATTTACCTGTGCCTGGTTTTCCAACCACAACAAGCTTGCTACCACCATTATATTCAGGGTCGTTCATGTGTTCTGTCAAAGGAGGAATGATCGATGGATCCAACTCTCTAATTTCAACAATAGGTTTACTCATTTACGCATTATACTAGTCGCGTTTAAATACTTTTAACAATTACAATTCACTTTTCAACACAACACAATTTTTGTGTGTGTGTGTGTGTGGCGGGATTTTATATAGCTGTTCAAATTCTGAAAAATGTAAATCTAGGAGGGGCTATGATTCAAGCAAATCGCGTAGAAGCTATTATTAACCGGTCTAGAAGAGGGACTAGAGACTATGATTCAAGCAGATCGTGTAGAAGCTATTATTAACCGGACTAGGGGATCTAGGAGGGGCTAGGGAGTCTAGGGCTGGAAACACAAGAGCCGTATTTTATAATAATTCCAAAATATTACAAAAAAATACTTCTTTTCTTTGTAAGATACTGTATTCTTAATTTCTAACCTAGAATTTTTAAATAAAATATTTAAAAATACATCATTCCACTACACTCCCTGAACACACCTGCTTTATAAAATCGTGATAAAATTCTGACTTTATCCCGTCTGCTCCATTTTTCACATCAGTATTCATATTAAATAGCTTTGCTACCTCCTCAAACATCACCGAATCCATATTAGGATCATTCTGACTATACACTATCTCACTACTCTTATTCTTTATACTATTAAAAAACATCGGAGCCAACTTCACCATCTCTGGGTCTGTTATCAAATTTCCATCCTTATCCTTAAACTTCATCTTTCTC